CTATAAGGTGGCTAAAACTTTTTCTACTAACACTTTTTCAAGGCTTAGTAGATCGTTGCTCTCTTTGTTATCTGTATCAACAGATATCACTTTTACGTCCGATTCAGTTTTGATTTCTAGAAAAATTTTCGTTTTATCTTCATTGATAAAGCATTTGATACCTTTTGAAGAAGGAAGTAGCTTTACACCTAAATTTAATAATTCAATAGTTTGGGGTTGATATCCAATCATTTTATAAGTCCTCATTATTATCAAATTTTCGCAAGCGAAAAAATAATTAGATTTGTGACAAGGTGACATTATTCTTACAATCGCTGCATTTGCAACGTTGCTTAGCACCGCTACAAACGCACCGATTTCAAACTTAAAAAAGTTATCTATCTTCGCCTTGAAATCGATACGTCCTCGCACCGCTGCGGGCGTACCGATTTCAAGCCTAAAAAATGCTATCTTTGTCAAATTTTTGCATTAAGTGATCTAAATTTACTTCTTTTTTGTTGTCATCAACTAGTCTTGTATGCATAAGCAATAGAATATCAGATTTTTCAAACTTCTTAGATTTACCAAAAATCCAAGACGGTAAACCAAAAACAGATTGGTCGCTTTTATCTGTTTTTTGTTCACTCAATCCGCCGAGAATGACCAAAGAACCATCATTAACATAGACAGTTGAATCAACCAACCTTTTTAATAATGTCGGTGTATCGTTTACGCCTGTTTCTGTTCGAGCAAAATTAGATAATTCAGAACGTACATTCACTTTTACACCATTATCGGTAATAGTAGGTTTTATGTTGAAGATAACACCGGAAGAACGGTAATCAACGCTTCTTGTTCTTACGCCATCTTGATAACTTTCAGCACCGAGAACAGGTACATCTGAACCTACGACAAATGAACCGGTTTCACTATCAAGCACTCGAATCACCGGAGACGATATGACGTTAAAACGTGATTCAGTATCAAAAATACTAAATAATGCGTTCGCATCAGATGTCTTTAATGAAATCAGGTTATCCGAAGTATTGCCGATTGAAAAATTAAGTGATAGTTTCGATTTTAAAATGTTGGCTATAATGCTTAGACCTGATTGATGATTATCCCCTTTTTTAACTTCTAAGATTCTTGCGGTAACAACCACTTGAGCCGGTTTTATGTCTAGCATTGGTAACACTTTTTTAACTTTATTAATAGTCTCACCTTTAATTATTTAACCCCATTACCACTGCCCAACCACAAGCAATACCAAAAATAAAAAAGACTAAATCCCACATATTTCCTCTCAAGATCAAAAAAAGGGGCTTTCGCCCCTTCTTCTATAAAGGACTAACCACTAATCATTCGTAAAACTGCACGAGAGCCGGCAACTGCGATACGAATACCGGCGATAGCTGCAGCAATCGCAATGACTGCTGCTATCGCCGTTCCAAAATCAACATTAGCTAACTGGGAAAAATCAGGCCCAGCTGCAAATGCACTTGAACCGATAAATAAAACCCCTGTTGAAATGGCAATTTTTTTTAATAATTTCATCATAGACCTCATAATTTTTTTAATGAGAAAATTGCTTTATCGCACCAAGAACAGAGCCTATACCTAAACCGGTAAAATAAAAAAACACTATGGCACTAAAAGCAAATCCCCAAATTTGAGCAGGTTCATATTGAGTTGAATATGAACTCCACTCACCTATTTTTGATAACTCCGAAGATTGAAATTTTGTGATTTCTATCTGTGGAATTTTCAAAAATACATCTTGGCAAACAGATGAATCTGCATCACAAATCGCCGTCATTACAATAATTTCATCGTTTGCCATAATTTTTATCCAAAAATAAAATATAGAATTGCCGAACCACTAAGAAACCCTACTGTTGAGGCTAAACTCATTACTAAGAATTCTTGCATTGTTACAGCCTCACTTATTTAACCGGTTGTATTCCATATTGAGAAGCATACGAGATAGAATAACCATATCTTCCTCCCACTTCCCAAGCAGATAAATTAACGTGAATTTCTACATCTTTTAACTTCAATTCATCGATTTTGGTGATTAATCCATTATTGAAATCATTTTGAGAAATAGATATCTTTTGGACTTCTTCATTTTTTGAGCCAAACTCATTAATCGTAGATACACCAATACCCATTACATGACGATAACGGACTTCACCTGTTTCTCTATTTGTGTATTCACTGGATTTATAACCAAGTAAAGTACCTCTAATGATAATGCCATGTTCCATTTTTGCCTCCTTAGGCTGCTAGTTTTAAGTGATGATTAGATCTTTGATACCAATTAGGAATAGTCAAAGGTTTAACTTCAATTTCTCTGGTTGATACCACTTTAACCGGTGAGAATTTAGAAATATCGCATTTGTTCGCTATATCAATGCCAATTTTACGTAGTCTTGCACGGTGTACTTTCACTTGTCTTTTAGACAAATCAAAAACTTGACCATGAGACCATTGAAGGGCATACATAGCTGTAGTATTTGCCGCTTTTACTGTATCGACTACTCCGCTATTCATAAGAGTTTCTGATATAGTTTCAAAATCCATTGCTGTAACCTTTAATCTTTTATCAATATTTAAAAATTCTTTGTTCAATTCATTTAATCTTGTGTAATCACTTAAACCATAAAAATGTAAGTTTTCTCTTTGTAAATATCTTGATTTTAATTTTTGTTCAAACCTTGCTACACCTTGATTTTTACAATATTCAATAACCTTTATTAAATTTATATATTCCTTTGAACTCTCACCGAATTTACTTTTAATTTTATTTAATGAATGGAGTTCTAATTCATAAGCTTTGTTGTAAACTGATGGATAAATTAAACTTGCATTTCCTTGTTTACTTAACCAATCAACCGTTTGACCGTTAGTGTGTAACCTTGCTTGTGAATTTCGATAGTTTAAGGTTGCAAGACCACTTAAATAATGTTCGACATTGCCAGCCCCGACAGCTCTATTTTCAGTAATATGCAATTCTTTAATAATTGCCCCATCTGAATATTTAACCGGTTTAGAATTTTCATCTGATTGACCAATCCAAGTTCTTGTACATTTTGTAAAACAAGGCAGTCCCAATTTATTCAAAATGTCGTTAAATACATTAACGCAGGTTTCTACTGAAGAAATACCAAATAAATTTTCTATTCTTCCCCATCGGCTTGGATTGCCACTCATCGTTAATGTTGAACCATTGATTTTTATCATGACCGAATCGCAAAAACTGCCTTCATGTTTAAATGTTGGGATTCTAATCCCCTCTTGCTGTTCCCCTGTTTCAATATGTACGCCAACAAAACCAAAATCACCAATTAGGGGAAGTTGGTAGCCAAAATTTTGTTTAATTTTAAGCCAGTCGTAGAACATACAGAAAATAATCTTAGATTATTAGAAATTAGAAAATGGATGAATTCCAACTTCTTAGTTTCTAAGATGTCAATAATCTAATTTCTATTTTTCTTAGAAATGATAAAATTTTGCGATACAGCTCACAAAAACATTTCAAAAATGAAGAAAAAGCGGGGAAAAAGAAATGCCATCAAAACACATAGATGAAAATACTTGGAAAAAAGTACAAGATGAAACAGTAAAAGCAGTTATCGCAACAAAAACAAGCTTAAAAGATACTGAAGTATTAAAGATTTTAATTAAAAAAGGCTTAGAACACATAAACGAGCAAGATTACATAAATTTCGCTCAAAGAAAATAAAAGCGGACTTTAGTGCGGGATTCCACACCAAAGTTCGGGTGTAACAGAACTCCCGAACTTTTTTGAACAAAAAATAAACATTGAAATATAAGGAAATTCATATGGATATTCTACAAAATACCAACAACATACTAAGCTTTATACTCCAATCAATTTCTAGCAAATTTCCATTTTGGATATTACTCATAGGTTCAGTCTATGTATTGTTAAAATCATATGATAAAAATTGGACAAGATTATCCTGGCTGACTGCTACCATTAGCTTTTATATAGGAGTGATAGTTCCTATTTTAAATTGGGAATCTGGAGCTTATAAATGTATTGCACAAGGAGAAAAGACAACCCGTGGCGGATTGGATTTTTGTCGTGAAGGAATGTATGCATGGTATGGAGAAAACCTATGGCAATGGATTTTTGGAATAGCGATATTTCTTATTTTTATAGGATATTTTTATATAGATAGAGATAAATATTAGCTATCTGAAAAATTTCTTCCCTGATTGATATCTATATTGTTTTATAAATTCTTCTAAATCAATAGGAACTGATGAATTTGTCAGTTCCTTTAAAAACTCCCCCAAGTGTTCCATTCTCTCAAATCTTGCTTGAGTCTGTTCTGCAGTTTCCAATCTATCAAAAACAAAACGAATTTCAACCGTATCATAGCTAAATCTTATATTATGCTCAGTTTGTTTGAGAAGTTTCACTGCCTCATAAAAATGTCTTGGCGTGATATGTTGAATGGTAATATTTGACAT